TATATATGTATCCAGACGGATTACAAGATGATATTACTTTAAAAATATATGAGCGTATCAAAGAACACCGAAATAATTTTCATACAATTATGTGTAATCGGTATCTCGAATTTTTACCATTGACAATTTCCTATGAACATACAGACGAACATCTTATCAATAAGGTACGCCTTGAAAATATTTTGCGTTCGGGTTATGGGGCTGTAATCGGTGAGCTTACAACAGGAAAAATAGGATTACTTGGTTATATCATGACTGAAAAGAAAAATCCTCTTGCAACATTTGTAAATTTGGAAAAGTACAATCAAGACGATATTAATTTTATTTTATCACCCGCTTTACTATTACCAAAATACGAAGAAATATCAGACATTGATAATTACGAAAACGGTAACTTCATAGTTATCTGGAATAAACCACTTAATTATAACAATGACTACAAAGTTGTAAAACATTATGTTGATGAACTAACTGAAATTATTGTTTCTCGCTTTTCAATCATTATGCAAGCAAAAATTAATACATTTTTGCGTGATGAATGGGGTTCTGAGGATATGAGCGAAATAGCTTCTGACCTTTATAATGGTAAGCCTTGGATTAAAACAAGCTCAAAGTTTGACCCTGAAGAGCATATTATTTCAATCGCTAACACCGCCTTTGTTTCAGCGCTGACCGAACTAAAACGAACTTACCAAAATATTATATCAGAATTAAATTCAATGCTTGGGCTTAACTCTTTAGGTGTAGATAAAGAAAGCGGGGTATCCCAAACCGAGGCCAATTCTAACCGCTCCTTTAAAAAAGCAAACGAAAACATCTATTTACGCTCACGAAATGAACAGCTTGAAAAACTAAATGCCAAATACGGTACGAACTTTCACGCTGAGTATGTTGATAGCATGGTTCATGAGCTTTCCTCTTTGGAAAAATTGGAGGTGATAGAAAATGGCTAAAACAACCACATCATTATATTACATCATCTGCTCTCAACTACTGAACAATGGATATAATGAATTTATATCAGAAGATGGCAATCAACTATCATTTTTTGACCCGTCTAGGCGCGTGATGGGGGCAATATGTGAATATGATAATTTAGATATTAGGTTAGCTTGTCAACAAACTATTTTCTTCGGTCTTTCATTCCTTGGTATCAAGCGTTTACGCTTTGAAAAAGAATTTATAAACCGTTTTCTTAACCGTAACATAAAATACCAAACCTACGAAACCGCAAGAAACTTACTTGTTCAGTATGCCTTACAAAATAGTGAAATGTTAACCGCTATATATTCAGGTGAAAACTTCATTCAGTCAAAATCTGAAAGCTCTTCCACCAATGCACAAAATTCTGAAAGCAATTCAAAAAATGCTTCTCTATTTACCGACTTACCACAAGACAATGTGAATATTAATTTAGATGAAAACACTCTAAACTATGCAACCAACAAAACTATTTCAAAATCAAACAACACGGGAAACACTTCTGGAAATACTTCTTCAACCTCAACATCATACAGCATTGATAATATGACTAAGCTTTACGAATTTAGAGAGAAAATGTTTTCAGACCTTGACAAGCTTCTATTTTCCCAATTATACTAAGAAAGGACAAATTACATGGCAGACATTCCAGAAAATCAAGAAACGCCTGATTTTAACAAACTACCTGATGACTTAGACCAAAACATCAGACCGCAAGATAGCCATTATCACCCCAATTTCTTATATCCTTTTGCTTATCCATATTTTAACGGGTCTTATGAGCCGTGGTATGATGACCGCAAGGACTATAACACAAATGCACCATCTTACTATGACTATCTAGCTCACAGAAACTTTAATTTAAAAGTCATGATTGACTTTATCAATAAGCTTGCTAGACGAAACCTAAAAACTAGCCCTACTTATTCTATTGACCTTAAAAAAATAGGCGACTGGATACAAGACGAACGTACTAAAAAATCTAGTGATTTAATTACTCTAAAAGCTGACCTGATTTTATCAAAAGTAACTTTACGAAAGTCCTTTGGTACAAAGTCTTATGATGTACCTAACGCATTGAGTGTTATACAAGATGGTACTTTTGCACCTGATTATGTAAACGTATTATCAGATATGGTCGCTCAGATTGAAGAAATCAAAAAGTTAAAAACACCCGAACCGCCAAAACTTCCTGATTTTGACGCAATCATAACCGAAAAAGTAAACAAAGCCGTCAAGCCTATTTCTGACAAAGTAAATGCTCTTGAAACGAAAGTTACAACCTTAGAACAAGACCTAGGACTTGTGAAAGGCGCTCTCACTAAAATTATCAATGACCTTAAAGGTTCAGGCGCATGGGTTGGTAACCTCGCTGGTGACATGGTTTCAGGCCGTCATTTTGCAACAGGTAACATCAACCTATTTGGTGGTCGTCCTGATGGTTATAGCTTTATCCGCACTAATTCAGGTCAAACTAATAATGACGTGACGATAGGAGCTGATTAAATATGGCTAAACAATATGAAATTGACGGTAAAGTTACCGTCACGCAAAATGCAACACTACTACGCACTGAAAGAGAAAATAATCTCTTTCGTGCCGTATTTGAAAACCGTATCAATACTGGACAAGTTGCGGTATACAATGTAGATTGCTTTGCGGATATACGAAACGTTACACAGTCACCAGATGGCACAGTTGAGCTTGACTTTTACGGCATTACATCAGTAAGGGCTTACACTACCAAGGCAAAAGGTACTACAGGTTATCGGGTCGGTCTTAAAATGTGGGGTGATACCAATAACGACGGAAACCTTAACTTAATATACCAACACGAGGTAGACTTAGGGGACGCTTTCGATACGGGAGTTAAAGCAGTAAACGGTTCAAAACCCGTTCATCTAGTTATCCCAGCGGGAGAGAAAAGACAAATACCTCTTAGACGTGTTGTTAGATGGCTGGCAACCGCTCAGGTTTCTAATGATGAGTTTTACATGAACGTAGGCGGATTTATCATCAACCCCATTGAATTTTACGTTCCAGGCGCAATCCGACAAAATAACCGTCACCGTTCACTAAACGACAATCCATCTAAAAAAATCCTAAAACGTAACACTTCATGGATTGATGTTTCAAAGGAAAACATAGCAACAAAATTACAACCAAACAAAGGGCATACCCGCTTACGCCAAGATGGTTTATGGAAACAAGCCCCTATTACCATTAGCAGATAAAAGGAGAATTTAATATATGGTACAAGAATTTACTAGAAATGTAAAAAATGTAAAACCAACACAAGAAACAAATCATGTTGAATTTATGGACGTAAACGACCTACTTTCGAACAACAAAGATTGTTTTATCAAAAAACCCAATGAAAAACTACACTGTTTGACTGATGATATAAAAACAATCGAAAGCACTAACCAGCTTATCAAAGTTCAACCTGATAAAGAAAATAACAAAGTTACCCTCACAGCAAAATCTGACCCTACCAAAGAAGACCGTTTGAAATCTACAGATAACTCTATTATTGTCAATCGTGGTGGAGGTCAGACCGACCTTCTAGTTAACAAAAAACGTGTAATTTTCACGAACAACTCAGAATCTTTAGTAGTAGTCATTGACTACGGACTTCAAATTATTCAAGTCTTTTCAATCGGTCAAATTACTTACGCACCTAACCCAACCACACCGCAAACATTTACAACAAACACGGTCTACAACCCAGTAAATATCGTGACAAACTCCCTAGATATTTCAGGCAATACTATTAAATTTAAGGAATCAAACCAAGTACCAATAAATACGACTTATGGTATTAATGGTTGGGTGATTAATATTGAAACACAGCCTAAACCAAATAGACCACCAATGCAACCGCCACAATAAAATTAAGCCTATTTATTATAGGCTTTCTTTTTTAAAATTATCCCTAACTAGAGGTACTATAAAATGAAACTAACTAAATTCACACTTTATAAAAACACTCCCTTTGTCAACATGCAAAATACTATCCACTTTGAAACTAACGAAGAGCGGGACGAATATTTTAAGCAATATGACCGATATCAATTTAACGGACATTTTAATTTTAGGAAAGACCGTGGGGTTATCAACATTTCAGCAACTTATGAAGAACTTATAGGTTTTAACTATTGCAAGTTTATTGATGGTTTTGATGGTCAAACATACTACGCTTACATTATTGGTCAACAATATATTAATGACGGAACTACTAAATTAGATTTACTGCTTGATGTAGTCATGACTTATACTCAAGGAAACGTTCTGGAAACAATCGGAGCAATGGACGTCCAGCGCATGCACTTAAATAAGCTAAATTATAACAACCGCTTAGAAATGCTCCGAACGAATGACGATATTCCCGCTACCACTACGCAACGATATATCAAACACCAATCAGAACTTTTTGGCGATACCTACGTACTTATTCAATCCTCCGTAGATTTTAAAGAAGACTTTGGTACAGAAAAAAAACCAACAATGAAAACATCTACAGGCGGAACATTTGACGGAGTGACCTCACCCGTAAATCTTTATGTTGTTGAAAGGGAACACTTTACAGCATTTACAATCAACATGAAAAAGTATCCGTGGATTATGCAAAATGTGATGAAATGTACGATTATACCCCAAAAGTTTCTATCTTCTGGTTCATTGGAACAATTTACCACATCTAGCGGTTTTGATAAAATCTATAAACTCCGCAACAATGCAACGTCAACCAATTACGCTTCGGAAATCTCTCTTACTAAAGATGAACTCATGCAACTTTTTACCTTAGACCCTGAACAAGAAAAACACCTCCTAAGAACGGGTATCGGTACGGTTGAGCTAACTGATTACCGAGGTCAAACAATGGCTTTTGATTTAGGAAAACTAGAACAAGTCAAATTAAAATTTAACATCATTGTAGGCTATGCAAACGAAGTACGGGTTACAGCGGTCGGATACGGTGATAGGACTTTAAACGGGAAAGGCTTTCACTTTAATTTTAGCCTAGGGTTTGACAATTTCGACGATATGCCTATCATGATAAATACGGGCGATTTGGCTAAGGCTAAAAGCGCTTACAGTAGGGAGCTTGGAAATTCCAGAACGATTTCAGGGCGTTTAAATAAAATTACTGGAAGCAATTCAAGCGTAGAAGATAGGATTTTCAATGGTCTTTCAGTATTTTCAGATGTATTTGCAGGTGGTCTCGCTTCTGCTCCCTCAAAAGGAGCAGGGCTGTTTGCTAATGAATATGAACATTACAGAGAACAAAACGCCCAATTTGCAGAAATGGCTCTCAGTACCCCAACAGTAACAAACCAAAGCACAGGAAATTCATTTTTGGTAAAACAAAATGAGTGGGGCTTACATTTAAAAGTTAGTAAGGTCTCTGACGTTGAATTGTCTAAGGTTAGACAATACTATAATATGTTTGGTTATGAAATCAACGGACGGGAATTTATTAATATATCAAGTAATGAGCGCTGTAATTGGCTACAATTTACTGGTAATTGGAGCTTGCCTAATGTTGATGTTGAAAGCATGAACGTACTCCGAAACTTACTAGAAGGTGGTGTTCGCTTTTGGCACTATAGAGGAGGTGAGTTTGGAAGAAATCCAATGCGCTTTGATTATTTAGAAAGTAATATCATGGTGAAATAATATGCCTAAATATAAAGATTATGAAACAGACCAATATACAGCATTTTTAAAACAACCGTACTCAAATAATTATGGTATCTCAGAACAAAGAATTGCTGACTGGTTTATGTCACAGGCAGGAGCAAGACCTGTCATAACTTCATACGGTGTTAATCGTAGCAATTTATTATCTACTTATATACCAAAATTAAAACAACTGTTAGGTGGTTATGTTTTTTTCCTTTGTTATACTGTGACTGAGGGAGGGGGTGCTGGTAACTGGATAAACCACTATGCAAGTGACACGTCTTCATCAGGCTTACAATGTTTAATTGATGATTGTAACTACTTATTAAGAATTTCAAAAGAAAATCACCCCGTAGCTATGTCAGCACCAGAAGTTTTTCAACCTGCACAAGAAGATGTGCCCGGAAAAGCCCAACAAGTATATAATAGTATGTCCTCTAATATGATAGGTAAAATTTTTATGCCGTCAACTATGGCGGGGAATGCTTGGGTGTATGCTACTCAATGGTGTATCAATAATCAAGGCCCTCAACCATACGTTTATTTTGGTAATCCATACGACCAGATTATTAGAGCTATAAAATCTACAGGAGCAGACCCATTTAAAGCTGGAAGTCAAACACCATCGGGGCCTGACCCTGATAAAAAAGCTACTAGAAACGTAGAAAAAGGTGATTTATTTAGTCAAATTGCTGAACTGGTGGATGGACTAAAGAAAGGAGTGAGCGAAATTTTCGATAATCAATGTTATGACTTATCAACTCACCGATATTACTATACTAACAGAGTAATTACAGTAGAAAGAACCTATA